TACACCAGGTTGACTAGTCATTGACTCGGGCAAGAGTTCCTTTTGTCGTCAAAGGAATTTTGGAATGGTCGTAAAGAACCCATTGTTTCCGGTCTTTCAAAAGGGGTGGAATGTTCCCGATTAAATCATCAATCTCGACGATACCGGGACGCCCTTTGAAGAGTGAGTGGGTGGCCATTAAATTGTGTACTCCGAAAAAGTTAGAGAGAGGAAAAACCCCACCATGCCTGACACCTTTTTCGGAACATGCCTGACATGGCGGGGTGATACAAGTTGAGCATTACGAGACGGGTCGTTGCGCTCAACTTCGCTCATCATAGCGGCATAAAATTTTCGGTTCAAGTAACGCACTTTTTAGGTAACGAAAATTCATCGCGATACATTGATGATGATGCAAAAATACGGCGTGAAAATGAGCGAAAAAAGTACCGAAAAACGCTCGAAAAACGCTCGAAAATGAGCGCAAAAACAGGCCTAAAAACGCATGAAAAAGTGGCGGGTTTTCGCCTATAAATGCTCGAATCCCGGGCAAAATGCCGCTTTGTAAGTACATGATTTATAAGGGATTTTGTATCTACTTTGCGCTCCCTATAATATGAACGTGTACTTCTGTACCTGATTCGGGTTATAATTCCACATCGGCGCGAAACGCCCGACGCGATTGCTCTGCCCTACCAACCAACCAACCAAGGATAACGAACCATGAAAAACGAAAACGTCGCCCCGAAAAACAAAGCCGAATTTTTGTCCCTGATTAAGGACGGAACCATTATCGACTGGACCTTGGATTATTCCGTCGATAGCGCAAAACGTCTTGTCGTCGTATTTGCCGACGGTAAGGTAATGCCGGGCTTAAAAGGCCAAATGGCATATAACTGTCATAAAAACGGTTCGCCGACGCGCAAGCTTGGCGGCCAACGATTGGACCAAGACGGTAACGAAATCCCGACCAACCAACCAAGAGGTATCAACATGAAAAAGTTTTTCACGATTCAAGCAGTGGTCATCAGCAAGGACACCGGTACCCGTTTAGAGTTCGCCGATGATGAAGCAACAATTGTAAAAGCAGAGGGCTGGTATTTCTTCTGCATCAAGTGGGGCGATGAAGAATTGTTCTCCGACCATGGCGCGCGAACAAAAAGCGGTTTGCTACTCGACGCCAAAGATGCCGTTCTCAAGTTTTACGATTAACCAACCAACCAAGGAATCAATCATGCAAACCACCACGACCATCATTAACGAAATCATCAACGAAGTTAACCAAGCCACCAACCAAGAGGAAGCAATCATGAATAACATCGAACAACTAACCAATGCTGAAATCGCCTACGCCATCGAGATGCTCGAAGCATTGGTCGAAGCCGAAGTTACCGCCGAGGTCGCTTTGAATACTGCTCACGAAGAACTCGAGAACAAGATTGAAGACCTCGACGGTCGATTGGAAGATATCGACGCGAGCGATTGTCGCCCGAGCGAGATTCGCAAAATCACCGAGAATGAAATCAGTGAGAGCGATGAAGAAATTCGATTCGGCTCCTTCAGCATCTGCCTGAGCGATATCTACGAGCGAGGCGATGAGTTTGATTGTTCAGCTATCGAAGAAGCCGCTCTCGAAATGTTCTTCGATAATGCTGACGAAGATGACAAGGCCGAATACATCTTCGCGGCTGAGACCATCATGAATGAACGCCTGACGGTCAAAGAAGAATGTGATGAAGTTGAAGACAATATGCGTGAGGCTCAGGTGTTCATTGATAACACCAAAGGTTTCATTGAAGAGTTGAAAGCCGAGTTGGCGAAAGAAGAACGTCAGACCAAGGTGGTCACTCTCACCCTCACCGCCGAGGGCAAAGATGGCATGACCCGAATCGAGATGACCGGGACCGATTATGCGGCGATGCTTCTGAAGCTTCAGTCAGCCGCATCATGCGCTACCGATACTCTTCTGAAGAACGACGCAGAATTCTTTGTCTTCGAGGCTTACTTCGTCGCGAAAGAATCCGGCAAGCCGGCTATCTTCGATAAGGACGAAGTCACCTTCTCGCTGACCATCGGTAAATCCTGAGAGCCTCAATTCAAGCCCCCTCAACTCATCGAGGGGTCTTGTGTGGATGCTCAATCCTGACATCCTGCTTCAACCAACCAACCAACGAGGTATAAAATGCAATACACCAAAACCAAAGCACAGCAAACCATGGGCTCTGCCTGCACCAACATTCGCTGGTCATGGCATTCTCGCCACCCAGTGTCAGGCGCGATTGTCGTGCATGTCTGGAAGCACCCGAACTGGGAAAAGCGGCTCGACAATGCCCTATGGGTTCTCATCGCCTACAACGGCAAACTTCGCTCGAGTCATCTCGGCGCCGCGCCGCTCTACAATGCAGTCAATAGTGGTGCGCCTCTGTTTGTCATCTTCAATCATCCGACTAAATCCTCGAAGAAGCTGATGGATAAGTATTCGCCCTACTCTCTGCCCGATGGTACGGTTCTTCATGGCTCGCACTTCGCCGGCTTCGTTTATCCGGTCGACTTCGAGTCATCGTTTCTCGACGAGCATGGTCATCGCTGGGCGCGCGTTCATCCCGGCTTCATGACTCTCGAAGCTTTCAATCGTGAGCAGTCGGCAAAGGCGGTGGCAGTATGAAAACTTCCTACACCAAAAACCTGACCGGTCGAATCCTTGAAGATATCCCGGCAACGATGGCGGCTGTCAATCATCTGGTCAGCCAACTCGATTGTGTCAAGCCTCTATTCACGGAAGACACTTACGCGGTCTATGAAGACAAGATGGCGAAGCATAACAAGCTCATCGTCAAGCTTCGAGCGGCATCGGCTGAGCTGTCTCGCCTCAATGATGAAATCATCAATGAGCTGGTACAGCAAGACCTGGTCGCCGAGAGAGCTCTACGAAATCAGAAGAAGTGATATCATCAACCAATCAAGGAACCAATCATGAGTAGGAAGAAACTGACTAAGCAAGAAGTGAACGCTCGACTGAAAGGTCGGGGCATCAAGCTGGTGGGCGAGTATGAGGGGACTTTGACGAAGGCCCGGTTCAAGGGGAGCTGTGAGCATGAGTGGATGGCTCTGCCGAATGATGTCATGCGGGGCACTGGATGCCTCATCTGTTCTGGTAAGGCTCCTCTGTCTGCCGATATCGTCAACGAGCGAATCGCTGACCGCGGCATCGTCCTCATCGGTGGGTATGTTGGGACCAGGAAGAAGACACAGTTTCGCGGCTCTTGCGGGCATGAGTGGCTAGCTCTGCCGACTGCTGTCATGGATGGAAGTGGATGTCCCACCTGCGCTCCCAGGACCGACAACAACATCATCTACATCTGGAAAGTAGTCGGCGTGAAGAACCTCTATAAGATTGGTATCACCTCTGACCGGCTCGGCGAAGAACGTATTCACTACGTCGCCAAGGTCCAGGGCATGCAGGCCTCGATTGAAATCATCGCTCGGGTCGAGAATGCCCTGGTCCTTGAAACCAAGCTCCTCCTCCTCGGCAAACCCGCCGACCATCTGCAAGGTCATGGTCGAACCGAGTTTCGCTTTCTCACCAGTGCTCAGTTGAAGCAGGCACTCAAAATAATTGCTTCTTCAATCTAACCTAAGGACCAACCAATCATGAAGAACATAATTGTCATACATCATCGGGGCGAAGAGTCTCCCATCACGCGAGTCGTTGATGCGACCCAGCTCGCCGAAGTCATCGAAGCGGCTAAGTCATCAGACTCGACTGCTGAGAAGATTGAAGTCTTCGCTCTGACCGCCACCCACACCCGAATCGTACAATGGAAGGAAACGAAATGAACAATAAAGATGATTTCCAAGAGTCCGATTTGACTCCCGAATGGGCAGAATTCTTTGAAGACCTCACCTTACTCATCGGCGCCATCGGAGCTCTAGTGGTACTCCTTCTTTGGTGAGACCATCTATAACCAGTACTCAGAAATCTTCTACCAGTACCTGAGGAACTTCTGATAATATCAATCGGCACCACCCCACCAACCACACGAGGTACCAATCAATGCAAATCATTTCGACAAGACAAGCGGTCACGCATGGCGTCAAGCTTCTCGTCTACGGACAGGCGGGAGTCGGCAAGACCTGTCTCGCCGCGACCTGCAATCGACCAATCATTCTTTCTGCTGAAGCTGGCCTGCTTTCGCTGAGAGCCCATGACATCCCGGCCATCGTCATCAAGTCGGTGCAAGACCTCACCATGGCTCATGCTCTCTTGAGCGGTCCTGCCGGTAATGATTACGACACCATCATTCTCGATTCCATCTCTGAGATTGCCGAGGTCATCTTGAGCCATGCGAAAGCTCAGACCAAGGACCCGCGCGCGGCGTATGGAGAATTGGCAGACAAGACCACGATGCTGATTCGAGCATTCCGTGATTTGCCGAATAAGAATGTCGTCTTCATCGCCAAAAGCGGGACGAAGGAAGTCGATGGCGTCCCGGTCACCGGTCCGAGCATGCCGGGAAATTCTTTGACGCAAGGCATCAGCTACTTCTTTGATGAAGTCGCCGCGATGCGAATCGGCAAGACTCCCGAAGGCGTCGCCTACCGATATCTGCAATTCCAACCTGACTTCTCTCATACCGCCAAAGACCGCTCCGGCGCGCTGTCAGCGATTGAAGAACCTCATCTCGGCAAGCTCTTTGCCAAGATTGCGGTGGTGCCTCAAGCCATCGCTCCGACCAGCGAGCCGGAACCCGCTCGCATCACTGAAGATGTTGCCCCCTTTTAATCTACCTACCATTAAGGAACCAAACTCATGAATGCTCCTCTCAATTTTGATGCCACTAAAATCGACCCGACCGATACCTTCTCTCCCCTGCCGGCTGGCGACTATCAAGTGGTAATCAGTAAGGCCGAAGTGAAGCCGACTAAGAATCAGCAAGGCCGCTTGCTCGAGCTGACCCTCAAGGTCGTCGATGGCCAAGCGCGCGGTCGAGTCATCTTCGAACGCCTGAATCTCTGGAATCAGAATCAGACCGCAGTCGAGATTGCTCAGAAGCGTCTGTCGCAGTATTGCCACGCCGCTGGTCGCCTGCGAATCGCTGACGCCTCTGAGCTGATGAACATCCCGGTCCTGGTCACCCTCTCGATTCGGCAAGACCCCTCGGGTCAGTATGGACCGTCGAATGAAGTGCGCTCAGTCAAGGCAGTCGCAGGCGGTTCGGCTTCGGCCTCAGCTCCCGCTCCTGCTCCTGCCGCGGGTTCGACCCCGCCGTGGGCTTGAAGTAATCTGTAACAAGAACGCCCGGGAGTTTCTCGGGCGTTTTCATCAATCAACCAACCGAGGCAATACAAATGAGTCACTCTTTCCTTTCCCCCAGCTCCTTCCCCCGCATCGCCAAGTGTCCGGCGTCCCTTCTCGCCTCTCTCCATGCTCCTCCTCGCGTATCAGCCGGGACAGCGGCCGATGAGGGTTCTCGGCTTCATGGCGTCGCTGAGGCGATTCTGAAACAGGCTACTATCTTATGGCCACCGACCATTCATGAGAATGACTCGATGGTGCAAACCTATGTCGAATACTGCCAAGCGTTGATTGTTCGCGCCGACCGCTATGGTATCGAGTCTCGAGTCTCTCTCGATGGCTTCGCACCCATCAATGGGCAATCGGGCACGCTCGACTTTTGGGCGCTCGTTGAAAAAGAACTTCATGTCGTCGACTTCAAATCGGGAAGTGTTCGGGTCGCCCCTGACTCTGAGCAGTTGCTTGCCTATGCCGGCGGATTGATGACCAGCGAATTCCCATCGTACACCGGCATCACCAAAGTGGTATTGACGATTGTTCAGCAGAATCATATCGAACATCATACGATGACCCTCGAAGAGTTTTGGCGAGAGCTTAAGGGATTGAGCAATGTCTTGCTCTCTGCCCTGAAACCGAATCCCGAATTCCGACCGAGCGATGAAGCCTGTCAGTATTGTCCTGCGGCTGGTGCTTGTTCTGCGAGGGCGGCGATGTTCGAGGGTCTGCTCAAGGCGACCGAAACGAATGAGGTCTCTCTGATGCCTCTCGACAAGGTCGAGGAAACCTTCATCTGGAAGTCACGGGTCGACCGATACTTTAAGCAGATTGAAGAGTTCCTCTTGAATACTCTTCACTCCGGCACCGAGTTGCAATTCTTCGAGCTGGGCAAATCGAAACCGCATCGTACCTGGTCTACTCTCAATGGGCTCGACTTCATCAATAAGGCGAAAGAGCGAGGCATTGAAGACCCGTTCATTCTGCTCGACCCCATCTCTCCCGCCAAGGCCGAGAAAGCTCTTGGTAAGAAAGTCTTCACGGCGACCATCGGCTCTCTCGTCTTCCAACCTGAGGGAGAAGCGAAGATTGTTGCCAAGGTATTCGACAAATGATTCTTCGTCCCTATCAGAATGAAGCCGTAGACTCGGTCTTCAACTTCCTCTTTGCCGGTCCCGGCAATCCGCTCATCGCCATGCCGACCGGGACCGGTAAGTCGGCAGTCATCGCGGGCATCTGCCAGCGGGCTCTCAGGGATTGGCCTGAGACCCGCATCTTGATGCTGACCCATGTCAAGGAGCTCCTCAAACAGAACGAGAAAGCATTGAAGCGGGTATGGCCTGAAGCTCCCGTCGGAATTTATTCGGCGGGGCTGAAGCGGCGTCAGGTCGATTCAATAACGATGGCGGGTGTCGCCTCGGTATACCGCAAGCCTGAAATCCTGGGTACGAAGCATCTCATCATCATCGACGAGGCTCATCTGCTCGGTCCCGATGATGAGACGATGTATCAGAGCCTGCTTCGGAAATTGAAAGAGGTCAACCCGAACCTTCGAGTAATCGGATTGACTGCTACCCCCTTTCGATTGAAGCAGGGCATGTTGACCGATGGCGGATTGTTCACCGACATCTGCTTCGACCAGACCGGTATCGAGAAATTCAACGAGCTGATTGAAGCCGGATATCTCGCTCCCCTCATCGCGCGTAGTACGAAGCTTCAGATTGATACCTCGGAAGTTTCGATTCGTGGTGGCGAGTTCGCCGCTGATGAAATCGAGAAGCTGGTCGACGCTGATGCAATAACCCAGCTGGCGCTCGATGAAGCTCAACGCCTCGGTGAGGGGCGGAAGCGATGGATTGCTTTCTGCTCGAGCGTCAATCATGCCGAGCACGTTGCCGAGGCTCTCAGGGACCGAGGGCTCAAAGCAAAGGCGGTACATAGCAAGATGCCGGGAGAGGAGCGGGACCTCGCAATCGCTCAGTTCGTTTCGGGCGAGATTGATGCGGTAACGAACTTCGGGGTACTGACCACCGGCTTCGATTGCCCTGATATCGACCTCATGCTATTGCTTCGCCCGACCAGGTCACCGGGACTGCATGTTCAAATTCTCGGCCGAGGTACTCGACCGAGTCCCGGGAAGACCGATTGTCTGGTACTGGACTTCGCGATGAATGTGAAGCGTCTCGGTCCCATCAACAATCCTCAGATACCTACCAAGCATAAACGAGGTACCGAGTCGATGGGTCCGCCCATGAAGACTTGCCCCGAATGCGATGCCCTCTACCCGATAGGCGCGAGGGTCTGCCCTTGCTGTGGATATGAGTCCCCAGCTCCCGCAGGATTCGTTCCTAAGGCCGGGACCGACGATATCATCGCCAAGACTCGAATCACCCGAGAAACGTTCCCAGTCGATTTTATCCAGTACAACATTCATCACAAGGCTGGGAAGCCACCATCGCTTCGGGTCCAGTACGCTTCGGGGCTCTCTTTCTTCAATGAGTGGGTCTGCCCCGAGCATAGTGGCTATGCTCGTACCAAGTTCGAGCAGTGGTGGGCGCGGCGAGGATCTCATCTGGTACTAAAGACCATCGCTGGTGAGAAGTACCCGACCATTGAGAAGTTTATTTTCGTGGAGGAGGAGAAACTTATTGACTCTGTTTGACCAAGCGATATAATGAAACTTGTAACACCCGTTTTATCACCAACCAACTTTGAGGTAACAACTTATGTCTGAAAAGAAACCCTATCGCAAACCTGATGGTATTGTAGCTCGCTCGTGGGCGGCATTCGATTCGCTCTACGCCGATGGCGTGACCGATAGTGCCCTCTACCGCGCCGCGGCAGTCAAGGCCGGCGCCAAGGAAGGAACTGCCTCCCAGCAACTGCTGGCTTGGCGCAAGAAGAATCTCATCACGACTGTGATGGCTGTTCGCAAAGGCGCAGAGCCGAAAGCTCCGAAAGAACCGAAGGCGCCGAAGGTGAAAGCCGAGAAAGCTCCTGCGAAACCGAAAGCGAAGTCGAAAGACCCCGCCTTCGCTCCGCGTGGTCGAGTGCGCGCTGTGCCCCCGAAATCCGAAAGCGGCAAAGCCAAAGTACCAACCATCTAACCCTAAGCCCGACTCGCCTACGAGCGAGTCGGGTTTTTATTCGGAATCTTCTACATGAAACACAACAACCAAGCACCAAGCCCGCCCGAGCGTCTCACCGCCAACAGCGAGCCGAGGGAATTTCTCTACGGCGTGCATTCAATCTTCGCCACGATTCAGGGCGAAGGAATCTACGCCGGCATGCCAGCCATCTTCGTTCGCCTTGCTGGCTGTAATCTTCAATGCCCTGCTTGCGATACTGTCTACACCAGCTCGCAACGCATGAGCATCCCCACCATCATCGAATCCATCGAAGCCTTGAAGTCGGTTGCAAAGCTGATTGTCATCTCAGGCGGCGAACCATTCCGCCAACCCATCGGAGCTCTCTGTTATGAGCTGATTCAAAAACGATGGGTAGTTCAGATTGAGACCAACGGCAGTCTCTTTCAACCGGGTCCTTGGCCTCATGTCGCCATCGTATGCTCGCCAAAGACCGGTAAGGTGAATTCTAAACTCCAGCCATTCATCAATGCCTACAAGTATGTCGCGGCTGAGAATGATATCTCAGACGATGATGGGTTGCCGACCATCGCTCTCGGCCATCCCGCCGCTCCCCGCCTCGCTCGACCCCACGCCGACTTCAAAGGTCCAGTCTATCTGCAACCGCTCGATGAGCAAGATGAGGTAAAGAATCTCCGCAACCTTGATGCAGTTGTCGAGTCATGCCTGAAGTTCGGGCATATCCTTTGCATACAGATTCATAAGATTGTGAAAGTCCCATGACAGGAGAAGTAAAAATGAAAAACAAAACACGCGCCCTCGTAGTTCTGAGTGGCGGTCAAGATTCGACCACCTGCCTGTTCCTCGCCAAGACCCAATACGATTATGTCGAGGCCATCACCTTTGATTATGGCCAGCGACATGCCATTGAGATTGAGGCGGCAATCAAGGTCGCTCAGCTCGCCGGCGTCAAGCATGAAATCGTCAAGGTCCCGAACTGCCTCATCTCGACCTCGCCGCTTCTGAGCGACAATGAACTCGAGCAATACGAATCGCCCGAACAGATGGCCGAGGTCATCGGTAATCGTCGCGAGCTTACTTTCGTCCCGATGCGGAATGCTTTATTCCTGACCATCGCGGCGAACCGAGCCGAAGCATCTCACTTCAATGTCATCGTCACCGGCGTATGTCAGGAGGACAATGCGAATTACTCTGACTGCCGCGCTTCATTCATCGCCGCCACAACCGAATATATCAACTACGCTTTGGGGCATGATACTGATACCGTCAACGCCATTCGGATTGATACCCCGCTGATGCGTTTCAGTAAAGCCGAAACCTGCAAACTCGCCGCCGCAATCCCGGGATGCCTTGAAGCCCTCGCCTACTCGCATACGAGCTACGATGGAAAGTATCCCCCGACTGATAACAATCACGCCAATGTGCTTCGCGCCGATGGCTTCGCTAAAGCCGGCATGCCTGACCCGCTGGTATTGCGAGCCGTGAGCGAAGGCTTGATGGAAATGCCAACCACCCCGAACTACTCACAGGAGTCTCTGAATGAAAACGCGTAAACGAAACCTCACCGCCCGCAAGACCCTGATGCTAGCCAAAGGCGGTCCCTATGCTGGGGAGCATCTCCTCCTCACCAGTCCCGGGACTCTGACCGTCAAGGTCGGCGCCTGGTATGGTCACTACGACTCCTCGATGCAGTGGGTGAGCGCATGAATCCGACTATCTTGAACAAAGATGATATTGATGCCGCGATTCTCCTGCTACATCATCGCGTCGAAGTGAAGCCTCGCTCTGATACTGGGCTGATGAATGTCTACGGGGTCCCCCGCGGGGGAACTCATGTCGCCTATTTATTGGCGTCAGCTTTTCCTGGTCAGTATCAGGTGGTGCATTCGGCCGAGGAGGCTGACCTCATCGTTGATGACCTGATTGATAGCGGGGCAACTCGCGAGCGATATCCTGACCACCCGTTCCTCGCTCTCTATGACAAACGCCTGATGCCGAATCCTCATCAATGGCTGGTCTTCCCGTGGGAGGTCGAGCAGGAAGGAGCGGGACCGACCGAGAACATTCGCCGCCTGCTCGAGTTCGTTGGCGAGAATCCTGCGCGCGGCGGATTGCTCGAGACCCCTGACCGGGTTCTCAAGGCGTGGCAATTCTGGACGCGTGGCTATGCCATCGACCCAGCTTCTGTCCTCAAGACTTTCGAAGATGGCGCTGAGAAGTGCGACGAGATGGTCTTAGTGCGCGACATCCCGCTCTACTCGCACTGCGAGCATCACATGGCGGCCATCATCGGAACCGTGAGCATCGCCTACATTCCGAATGGCAAGATTGTTGGCCTGAGCAAGCTCTCTCGCCTCGCCGATATCTTCGCCCGCCGACTTCAGGTGCAAGAGCGGCTCACCAATCAGATTGCCGATGCTCTCGTCGAGCATCTGCAACCGAAAGGTGTCGGTGTGATTATTCGCGCCCGCCATCTCTGCATGGAAAGCCGCGGGGTCTGCCAGCAAGGGCATCACACGGTCACCTCGGCAGTGCGCGGCGTGATGCGAACCGATGCCTCGGCGCGCGCTGAGTTCCTGAGCCTGACTCGCTGATAGCAAGACTCAAATCCCCGCTCCTGATGGCGCGGGGATTCTTCACCAACCTACTCTGAGAATATCCATGCGTCTTTATATTGCTGGACCCTTTACATCGGGATGCCATAAAGAATCCCTCACCTATCAGAAGTGCAGTCAGCGTGGTCGAGATATCCTCGACAATATGCCTCATGTACTCGAAAGCTTTCACTACATCGCTTCACCGACCCACCCCGACCGCATACGTCGACTGGGTAAAAAGATATTCCTCGACTCGGGAGCATTCTCGGCATGGAGTCAGGGGGTCACCATCGACCTTGAAGCCTATTGCCGATACGTGAAGAAGAATGCCGATGTCTTTGAAGTCGCTTCGGTCCTCGACGTGATTGGAGATGCCGAGGGCACTTGGCAGAATCAGCTTCGCTGTGATGCTATGGATACCGGCGGAGTTCCTATCTTGCCTTGCTTCCACTATGGCGAAGACCCGAAGTATCTGAAACGATACCTCGACAACTATGAGTACATCACCATCGGCGGGCTGGTCGGTAAACCCCGCAACGATGTGGTGCGATGGCTTGACCGTATATGGGGAAATTATCTGACCGATTCATCGGGAGCCCCTACACATAAGGTTCATGGCTTCGGCATGACCGGCTTGACGGTGATTCAGAGATACCCATGGTACTCGGTCGATAGTTCGTCCTGGATTCAGAAAGCATCCCGCGGGACCATCACGCATCCTCTTCTCGGTAGCGTATCGGTTTCGCTTCGAAGCCCTCATGCCAAAGACGAGGGTCAGAGCTTCCACAGTCTGAGTTCTATCGAGCAAGCTCGCTGGCTTGAGGCGATTGCCGAATCGGGACTCGATGCCGAATGTATTTTGTACTCTCTCACCGTCCCGTATGAGCGGTGGGTATTCAACATCTGGGCTTACCAAGAGATTGGTCGACGCAATATCGGCTTGACCACCCACTTCAAAGTAATCAACATGGAGCTGTTCTGATGTTTACCTCTCTGCAATTCGTTCGCGGTGCTATCGCCACTAAAGACTTCGTCCCGGTTCTTCGCCACTTCTATATTGCCGGCGGCAAAATTCAAGGTAGCGATGGCAAGATGACCCTCTGCGCTCCGATTGAAGGCATTCCTGATTGTTGCCCTGATGGCGCGACCTTCATCAAAGCCATCAATGCCTGTCATGTTTCGACTCCCCCAGTGATGAAGCTGACCCCGACTGGTCGGCTCAGTATCAAGTCTGGGAAGTTCACCGCTCTGATTCACAGCGTGCCGATTGGTGATTACTATCTCGTCGAACCCGAAGGCGATAAGCATGCTCTCGCTTCCGGCTTGCTCGATGCCATCAAAGCACTTCGCCCGTTCGTGGGCAATGATGCTACTCGCCAATGGTCGACCGGCATCCTCTTCCGTGATGGGCATATGTATGCCACCAACAACATCATGCTGGTCGAAGCGGCGCATGCCACTAATCTGCCGACTCTTTGTTTGCCGGCTTCGGTTCTCGATGAGCTGATTCGCATTGGTGAAGACCCTGTCGAGTTCTCGGCAACCGAGACCACTGTCACTTTCTTTCTCAGTGGCGAGCGATGGGTCAAGTCTCAGCTCTTGCCGATTGATTGGCCGGATGTGAAAGGCATGCTCGACACTGCGCCATCGGCGAGCGAACCTGTAGCTCCAGGATTCTTCGAGGCGCTACAAACGCTTCGCCCATTCGTTGAAGAAAATGGCGCCGTCGATTTAGTCGGCACTTGCCTCAAGGTCGGCGCAGAAGATGGCGGCGCAGAGGTCGACCTCAACAGCGAATTGCCGGCTGGCAGATATCACATCGACCAGCTCAATCTCGCTCGAGGAAGCGAGGCGATTGACCTGAGCAATTACCCAGCGCCGGTGAGCTTCAAAAGCCCGCTTTTGCGCGGCCTGATGATGGGGATGCGCCGATGAACCCTGAGAATGCCCCCAGAATCGCCTCAAACCGCCTCAGAAGCCGGCTAAGTACCCAAACCCGATTGGTACCCCAGTTGGCCGAGATATCGCCGGAGAACGCCGTAGAACGCAATTTAGAGGCCGTCTGCCCCCGAAAACCGCCCAAAACCGGCAGGTTTTGCCCATGAGACCCGATTCCCTAGGGTTCTTCTGGCAAGATGCCCCGATTCTTCGCTCTAGGAGCGGCTCTGAGGCGATATCTCGCCCCTTGGCGCCCATCGCCCCGAGTGATTGGATTCCTCGCCCCTTACCGAATCTGAGCGCGGCGAGATGCATCGGAATTGATACCGAGACCCGAGACCCCGATTTGCTGACCAAGGGGGCAGGATGGGCGACCGGTAATGGCGAGGTGGTCGGTATCAGCCTCGCCGTCGAAGATGATGCTTGGTACTTTCCGATTCGCCATACCGTCCAAGCCGAGATGAATCTCGACCCCGACATGGTACTTCGATATCTGAGCGATGTGCTCGGCGATTCTCGCCCGAAGGTTGGCGCCAATCTCATGTACGATGTCGGCTGGCTCAGACATGAGGGAGTGAAAGTCGGCGGCAAGCTGATTGATGTGCAGTTCATGGAAGCATTACTTCATGAAATCGGCGAGACCTCGCTCGAGTATCTCGGCGAGAAGTATCTCGGAGTGGGAAAAACCACTCATGATTTGTACGAGTGGGCGGCATTGAGCTACGGCGGCCGCCCTGACGGCAAACAACGCGCGAACATTTATCGCAGTCCAGTGACCTTGATTGGTCCCTATGCCGAGCAAGATGCTCGCCTGCCACTTCAGATTGCCAAACTTTTGTACCCGAAACTGATTGAGCAGAATCTTGAGCGAGTATTCGACATCGAGACTCGCCTCATTCCACTGCTGATTGAGATGCGAATGAAGGGAGTGCGGGTAGACCTCGAACGCGCCGAGATACTTCGCGAGGATTTGATGCGTCGCGAGGACCAGTTGCTCGGCAGACTTCGCAGTTTGGCCGGTGGTGATGTCAATCTTCACTCGAGCGACAGCCTCGCCTTGCTGTTCGACAAGGCCGGCATCCCGTATCAGCGAACCGCCGCGGGCAACCCGAGCTTCACGAAGGAGTTCATGGCGGGCATTGACCACCCGATTGGTAAGCTCATCAATGAAGCGCGTGGCTTGAACAAGCTACGAGGCACTTTCATTGACGGGTACATCCTCAATGGTCACACGAATGGCAAGATACATGCCGGCTTTCACCCCTTGCGAGGCGAGAGCGGGGGAACTCGCTCGGGTCGATTCGCTTCGGCGCAACCGAATTTGCAGAATGTACCCTCCCGCGATGAGGAACTGGCGC